TAAAGGAATAACCCTTGAGGAGAGGTTGAAAATAAAGAAACGAATTGACGAACAGAAAGGGCATCAAATTCCGAACATAGAAGTAAGGCAGATGACAAAGGAACAGATGGAGAAACAACAAGCTAAGCAAACAAAGTAGATATGAAAGAATTTCTACAAGGAGAGTTTAATGCCATTCAAATAATCAAGCTGATTATAATGGCAACAGCAGGAGCAATAGGTTGTTTCGCTGTTTGGCGAATGATTGAATTGCTGGAGTATATAATTCAATTATTAGAATATATAATTTTATTATGATTGGAAAACTAAAATGGCATACAGAGAAAAGAAAAATAGATGAGCTTATTCCTTTTGAGGGAAATCCAAGACAGATGACAGAAAAGCAAAATGCAGACTTAAAGAAAAGTTTGGAAAAATTTAATTTAGTAGAGATACCAGCTATTGATACAGATAATAAAATAATAGCAGGGCATCAAAGATTAAGAGTTTTACAAGCATCGGGTAGAGGAAAAGAGGAGATTGATGTAAGAGTTCCAAGTAGAAAGCTAACTGACAAGGAATTCAGGGAATATAACATAAGGTCAAACAAAAATTTAGGAGAGTGGGATTTTGATTTGTTAGCTAATTTTGAGGACAATTTACTGATAGACGCAGGGTTTGAGGAGCAAGAACTGGAAAAAGAGTTTTTGGATGATTTTGATGATGATGAAGTAGATTTTGGGTATAAGTTCGGAGTAGTTAATTCGTGGATTAGGATAGGAGATATGACTGCAGAAATAAATAGTAAAGATTATGGTGTATTGAAAAAGCGTATTGAGGAGGAAGGTGGCATTAAGGAATTCTTAAATAAATTGATAAAAGATGTTTAGGATTAACCTATTAGGAAATGTTGGATATTTCAAAGAGGAGGATGAGGTTGTGGATTTTGCGATTAAGCAACTTAGGAAAGTTCCTTTTGATATTATATTAAAGGATTTTAGTTGTAGTGTTGAAAGAGTCAGGAATAATTTTTTATATCTAAAAGCGTTTAACTCTCAGAAATTAGTCGGAAGGAATAAAATGGTTTATAAAAACAATCTGGGAGTGATGGTTGCTAATTTCTTTATGGGATTTAGATTTATGTTAAAAGTGTTTGAAAAAAAGAGTATTGAGGAAAATTTGCGGGATGAGAAAGCATTAAAGAGGATAGTTCATAAGATAATAACATTAGAGAAGTGCAAAGATATTAGATTGTCAAATTTTTTTACAATGGCTTCTTTGACAGCAGGAGGACAAAGATTAGGACAATTTATGCCAGTAGTAGCAAAAGCAGTTTATGAAACATTTTGTCCAGAAAAGAATGCTAAGATACTTGATATTAGTGCAGGTTTTGGTGGTAGATTAGTAGGGGCGATGAGTAGTAAATTTAACTATCACTATACAGGAGTTGATCCATCTACTCAGGCCATAGAGGGATTAAAGAAGTTGATTGATTTCATAAAGGTAAAGGACAGGGCAAGAGTAATAAAATTACCATTTGAGGATAGTGATAGTGAGTTAGAGGATAATAGTTTTGATCTATGTTTTACGAGTCCACCTTATTTTAAGAAAGAGATTTATTCGGACGAGGACACACAGAGTTGTAATAGATATTCTGATTTGCAACAATGGAAGGAAGGGTTTTTAGAAAAGAGCTTTGAGATAGTGTATAGGAAATTAAAGGCGGGGAAAATGATGTTAATAAATATAGCGGATGTTAAAATAAAGGGTAAGACATACGAATTAGAAAAAGCTTGTCTTGACGCAGGAGAAAAGGCAGGGTTTAATTATAAAGGGTATAAGATAATGGCAATGTCAAGAATACCTGGATTAAAGAGAAGGTTCAAGAATGAGAAAATCTTTATGTTCCAAAAGGGATAACAAGGGATATATGAAAATATCTAAGGAAACACAAAAAGAACATATCAGTCGTATTAGGAGAGTTTTGGTATTGAAATCAGATGCTACGATTTTAGAGATACGAGAGCTATTACAGAAAGGCAGAAATCCTTTGAAGTTGGATAAGGATTACATAAACAAGTTAATCAGTAAAATTAGGAAAGAGAGATCGCAACGACTTGATAGATATACGGTTAATAAAGTTTTGGTTGAGTTTGAGGATGAGGTTAAAGAATTGAAAAGGAGATTGTGGGCGATAGCTTCTAATGCGGAGGAGGACTCAGATAGAATTAGAGCGATAAAAGAAATCAGGAATAGTAGTAAAGATTTGTTTGATAAAATGTTTGATGCTGGTGTATTTAAGAAGCAGTTAGGAGAGGTTACTAATTTAATTGATTTAGTAAGAAAAGCAAATAAAGATGCTAAAAAAGAACGACCAAAACGAAATACTGAATCTGATAAATCTAAATCCAATAGAAGCGATTGAAACTATTTTTGAATGTGAATATGGATTGTGGGATAAACAGAGAGAAGCTGTAAATTCTGTATTGGTTGACAAGAATAGAAAAACTGCGATAAGGAGTTGCCACGACTCAGGTAAGACATTCATAGATGCAAGAATAGGATTACTTTATCTGATAACAAACGAGAATAGTTTGGTTGTTACCACAGCACCAAGTTGGACTCAAGTCAAGGAGATATTATGGCGAGAGATTGGATCTGCCTATAATTCATCTATTGCAAGTATAGGAGGAAGTTTAACAACCACAAAGCTGGATTTCGGGGATGATTGGTTTGCTATAGGTTTATCAACAAGAAAAGAAGGAGATGCAACAGATGTAGCGGACAGGATGCTTGGTTTTCATTCAAAGACAGGAAAGATACTTGTTATAGTAGATGAAGGGTCAGGAGTTAAAGAGCCAGTATGGGGAGCTATTGATGGACTTTTGACATCAAGTAAAGCACAGCTGTTGGCGAGTGGAAATCCTTATAGTAAGACAGGATCGTTTGCAAAACTATTCAGTTCAAAAGGAGTTTATAAAATACATATACAGGATACGGACATTCCAAACATAAAAGAGAACAAGATTATAATACCTGGATTGATGTCGCCATTATATCCAAACGAGATGGCGGAGAAATATGGAGAAAGTAGTAACCTATATAAGATAAAAGTCAAGGGCGAGTTTCCTTCAACAGAAAAAGATACGCTTGTATCAATAGACCAGATAGAGAAAGCATTTATTAGAGAGCAAGATGCGACAGGTAAGAAAATGCTGGGAGTTGATGTAGCTAGATATGGGGATAACTTTACTGTGCTTTTAGTCAGGCAAGGGAAAAAGATTTTGAGTAAAGAGAAATATCCTAAGACGAGTGTGCCAGAAACAATAGCTTTAGTGAAAAGAAAAATAGAGTCAGCGAGTATTGATCCTGTTAATGTGGAGATTGATGATGTAGGTTTGGGTGGTGGAGTAGTTGACGGACTACAACAGGATGACTATAATGTTAATGGAGTTAATGCAGGTGCTGTTGCAGATGACGATGAGCATTATTCTAATATAAGAGCAGAGAACTACTGGGCTATCAAGGATTGGATAAAGACAGCAGACATACCAAAGGATGATGACTATTATCAGTTAGGCAACATAAAGTATAAATGGAAGTCAGATAAAAAAGGGCAGTTGTTGATAGAGTCAAAAAAGGATATGATAAAGAGAGGGGTTGAGTCGCCAGATGTAGCAGACGCTTTGATGCTTACTTTTACAGGGTCAGCACCTGAACCATTTCCAGATGAAGACGAGGATGATAGTGATAGAGGAAAGCCATTGACAGCTGGATTGCTTAACAAAAACATTTAGCACTTGACAATGTTTTTATAAATAACTAAAATAAAAAAAAAGGTCTTTAATAAATTATGAAAATAGGAAACTTTGATATTAGCTTAAAGCGGTTTGCCAATCCTGCTCAAAAGGATGTTGAGATAGGAGAAGCTGGCACAACGATTTACTCTGGGTATATCACAGATGACGACTATGTTTCTGAATTGACAGGATCGTCAGCTTTGGTTACATATGACAAGATGCGAAAATCAGATGGAGTGGTCAAAGCATCGTTGCTCGCTATGGAACTTCCAATCCGTGCTGCTAATTGGTTTATTGAACCTGCCTCTGATGACCCGAAGGATAAAGAGGTAGCTGATTTTGTTTCGGATTGCTTGTTTAATCAGATGAGCATAACTTGGGATGATTTTTTGAGGCAATGTCTTTTGATGTTGCCTTTTGGTTTTATGGTTTTTGAGAAAGTTTTTACAGCAGTAGAGTTTGACAAAAAGGAAATGATAGGTTGGAAAAAGTTTGCTCCAAGATTACCTTCAACGATTTTGAAGTGGACAACTGAAGCAGGAGAGGATGGGATAACTCAGACGCTACAAAATGGAGTAGGGATTTCAATACCGATAGAGAAACTTTTAATTTTTAGTCATAACAAGGAGGGAGATAACTGGTTGGGAATTTCAGTTTTAAGAAGTGCATACAGACCTTGGTTTTTTAAGAGCCACATAGAGAAAATAAATGCTATGGCTTTTGAGAGGCAAGGACTTGGAATACCATATGCTATTTTACCAAAAGGAAGCACAAGGAAAGATAGAGAAAAGGCAAGGAATATGTTAAAGAACATTAGAGCGAATGAACAGGCTTATATGTTAAAACCAGAAGGATGGGAAATTGGCTTTGAGGATATGAAGGCAGGAACTATAAAAGACCCCGACAATTCAATCAGACGATATAATAGAGAAATCCTTATAAGTGTTTTAGCGCAATTTTTAGATCTTGGTGCAGGGAATACAGGATCAAGGGCTTTAAGTGCTGATCAATCATCAACATTTCATAATAATTTAACTGCGGTAGCAAGACAGGTTAAAGATATAATCAACAAGTATGCCATCAGGCAGTTAGTCAATCTAAATTATACAGTAGCAGAATATCCTAAGTTAGAGTTCTCAAACATTGGATTACCAAAATATGCAGACCTTGCGAAAGCTATGACAGGTTTAGTTCAGCAAGGAATACTGAAACCAGATGAGAAGTTAGAGGATTTTGTGCGACAGCTAATGAACCTCCCAGACAAACCAGAGGACGAGGAGGGAGAGGAGAAACCAAAAGAGAAACCAAAAACAAAAACATTAAAGCCACCAGAGGACGAGGAAAAAGAAGCCAGAGAGATGAGAGAGATGAGTGAGTTTTCAAGCTGGAGAGAGCTTACCTTTGCTGAAAAGAAAGTCAATTTCAAAGATATACAAAGAAAAATGAATAGTGCGGAAAAGAGTTTAATGTCAGACATAAAGAAAATACTACTTGGATCGGTCAATGACTTGATTAGGCAATTTCAGATATTCTTAGAAACTACTAATAGTCCAGAGAGAAGTGAGAGGTTAAAAAATATGACGGTTAAGTTTAGAAGCCAATATAGGAAAGCTGTATATAACACCAGCAAAGAAACGTTTGAGTATGGAAAAATGATTGCTGCTCACGAAATGAAAAAGACATCACCGCCAACTCCAGCTAATTCATTAAGGGCTATTTCAAAGAATGCAGATGCTTTAACCAGCGTTATGGCAAACGATTTAATGAAGGCAGGGAAAATGACTTTACTTCTTTCGCTTCAACAAAACAGATCCACAACAGAAACTGTTAGAAAGATATCAAAGGCAGTTAGGCGAGAGGCGGAAAATATAATTTTCAATACGCCTACACTCACAGTCAGCGGAGCAATCAATCAAGGAAGGAGATCTACATTCAAGCATTACGAAAAAGATATCTATGCTTTACAGAGAAGTGAGATATTAGATGAGGTTACTTGTAATTATTGTATGTCTATTGATGGAAGGGTATTTAGGAAAAAGGACTCTTTTACAAACAATGACGGCATACATTCAAATTGTAGAGGTATTTGGGTTAGCATTGTGAAGGAGGAAATTGACAAGCCAACCATAGGAGGAATACCAAAAACTTTAAGAGAAAGGTTTGATACAGTTAATGTTTTCAAACCTCCTAAAAATCCTATTATTAAAAAGGACTCTTTAGCTGCTGAATTTTTACGTGAGAAAAAAGCTGACGATATATTAGCATTGGAGGATGTAGAGGGAGTAAAAGAGAGTGTAGCAGGAGATGTTAAGTCGTTAATGGAACTTAAAAAAACTATTGACGAAACTTTAGACGATGAGCGATGAAATTAAAAAACTTAAATCACTTGATAAAGATATAACTAAGTTCCTTGAAAAATCAGGAATGCCTTCTGATGAGATTGAGAAATTAACTAAAAAGCTAAAATCAAAAAAAGATAAGGAAGGAGAATTAAACATATTCGCTGGTTCAGATATAGGTGCGATAGTTAAGACATTGGAAACAGCTTGGAGTTATAAGAAAATGGAGGCGAGATTGATTGAGGCGATAAAAGATATAAAGATTGAGCCACAGATAACAGTAAAAGCTCCGAATGTATACGTAGAGCCAAAAGAACCAAAGGTAGTTGTTAATCCAACACCAGCGCCAGAGGTTACTGTTCATCCGCCAAAGATAACATTACAGGAGAGACCTTTTCCAAAGGAAATGGTTGTAAAAGGATTTGCCAGTTTTGTCAAGGCGATAGTTACGATACTAAGAGGACAGCTGAATGTTAAGTTAGGAAATATCTCAAAGAAAACTCCCTTGCCAGTTGTGCTTACTCACGAGAGCAAGTTTTATAAAGCAATGCTGGTTGCTGCTGGAGGAGGTGGTGGAGGCAGAGTTTGGATTAAAAACTCAAAGAACCAAGTCGTCAATCCTTTATCCCAGCAACATACCGAAATAACGACAGGCACAGCTAAGGTAGTAACAGCAGGGACGAGAGTTCAACTTGCTGATGTAGATTGTAAAAGAGTTTGGATACAGAGTAGTGATTGGAATGCAGATGCAACTCACTGTTCAAAGGGAGGAATAATTGTAGTGGGCGGAGCATTGGTTGCTGCCACTCCTGTTGCCTTGAAACAAGGTAAACTTTTATATGCTACACAAGGGGATTGGTTTTTTGTAGATAACCTTAATCGTTTATATATTGACTCGCTTGATAGCGGGGCAAGGATATTTTACTATGTTGAAAATTAAATCATTTTTAATAGGAGTGTTAATAGGGACGATACTTTTTGGTGGAGCAGTAGCTTCTGCACAGCAAGGATTTTGGATATTAAGGAATAGTAAGGTTCAACCAATTCATAGTAGCTATGGAGTAAGAGTTCCTGCTCTTTCAAGTTGTGATACTATTGATACAGATGCAAGTGGCAATTTTGCTTGTGGGACTGATGCCTCTGGTGCTGGTAGTTTAATTTGGGCTACTACAACAAATGCAACATATCTAACAGCAACTACATCAGACCTTATACTTGGAGGAGCTACAACTACAGACTCTTTCTGGATGGATGTTTCAACAGGAGATTTAACTATTACAGGAAACCTGTCGTCAGCAGACGATTGGCTTACAAAAGCCGAATGGTTCGCCACGACTACTGATATTTTAACAGAGGGTTCTTCTAATTTATATTATACAAACGCAAGGGCAAGAG